AGTACTCCAGCGTTATTACTACGAAAAGGAGTTACATCAAAAAGTTGTCCTTCAAAATATATAAGTAAAAATTTATCTGTACCTATAGCTGTGTATCTGTTTCCATCTAAATCAACAAATGAATGTAATTTTCTTGAGACACCTACTATACTTTGGTTAAGTAAAGATTGCCAACCTCCAACTTTTTCTGGAAGTCCATATCTAAATCTTACGTTATCTGAATCTACCCAACGACCAACCGCACCAACACTAGTGTCTTGTTTATCTATTCCAGGTGCAAATTTAATTTTAGTGAGCATCTATTGTGCTCCTATGCTGTGTTCGTTTTAAAAGACCAGCCTCTTGTAGAGTCTATAAATACTAAAGTTATGGCTTGACCATTAATGGCTAATGCTAGATTGTTTGTTCCAGAATTAATAGGTTTACCATTTCTATTTATAGTAACATTATTAGATCCAAAAGTTCCTCTTGCATCAATGATAACTAACTCATCTCCAATTGCTGGAGCAGCAGGTAAAGTAATTGTAACTGTTGTTTGAGTAGTATCTATTAAAAGTTGATCACCTGCTACAGCTGTGTATGCAGTAATTGCAGAAGAAGTAATTGTAAAATATCCTTTTTCTGTAATAGCTTTAGTTGTATTAGTACCATCTGATTTAAGAAGCATTACTGCTTTTATAGGAACTGCTATTGCTGTTCCACTTGCTGTTTTAACACTTAAAGTATATTTGTTTGCTGTAGTTCTATCGGTTGCGTCTTCTATTATAAAAACTCTTTCAGAACCCGCAGGCATAATTAAAGTTTGATTACGTGCTAATGTACCAGTTAGTTTAAAGTATAAATTTTTACCATTAGATACTGCTCCATCTGTTAAAGGTACAGTAATATCTGCATTACCAGTCATAGCTAAAGATAAAAAACCTGAAGCTGCTTGTTGTAAAATTTGTAAGTTAGTATTAGTAATAGATCCCCATAGACCAGCTTTTTCACCAGTTGCTACAAGTTCTAATTTTAAATCGTTTGAATAAGTTGATGCCATATTAGTAAGGTTCTATTTCTGTCCAAGTCATGTTTACACCGGGAACAATATCATTCCAAGTAATAACTCCTGGTTCTCCAGAACCTACAATTAATTGAGATCCTACAGGACTTATTAACGCTGTTCCAGTTACTGTAACAGTTCCTGCCGATAAGGTCAACGCATTTCCAGATACAGGTGTTATAATATCTGCAATAGCTATTGCAGTTCCAACACTTAATGTAGTAGCATTTCCTGTAACAGAAAGGTTAGCATCTGCTGTAATTGTTACAGTCCCTGCACCTAAAGTTAATCTATTGGGGTTTGCAATTTCAACAATTGAATCGGCTGTAATACCTATTTGACCAATACTAATTTGTAGAGCATTACCTGTAACACTAATTGTTACTGCTCCATCTGAGTCAGATGAGGTAGCAAATGGTAATTCTGCAAATGATGAAAATCCTAACATATAATCCTTATAAATATTAAACTTAAATACCTGAAGGAAGACCTAACATAGTTCGCCCATCAAATTTGTTTTTATCAGCAAATGGGCCGTCTACATGATTGTAATGTAAGAATACTTGACCGCAAATGTTTCCTTCAAAAGGCTTACGCCAATGTTCTAGTTCGCATCCACTATATACTAACATATCTCCTACTTCAAGCAAGACTTCTGTGCCTTCCGGAGCACCTGATTTATGTATATTTTTACGCTCATCGATAACATTATCAGCACCTGTGCCGTCTATAAATATTGGCCATGGCTCACCACCCAAGTTTACCGTTGTTGATATCTCACAGCTTGGTCTGTCTTTGTGTCTATGAAGGGTATCTCCATTCTTATATATTCTAGCATAGGAGTAAGTTGGAACAAGATTTAACCCTGTTTCCTGCTGCATTTTTGGTAATACTTTTACCAATAATGTCTCCATTACATGATCGGCATAGTGAGAATAAGTATTTGGAATTTGAGCATCAGTCCATGTACCTAACATACCATTGTCATAGGTTATATTATTTTCGTACATATACTTAACTGCATCTCTTTTAAGAAGAAAATAGTTAAATATAAAGTTAGCTAGCTCATAGCTAACAGCATTTTTGATTACTTGATATTTATTAAAAGCCATGTTGTATAAAATTAAAACTTACTGATATTCTTAATTCATCTGATTGATTAGGTTCTACCGCATGCCATAACCACGCTGGAAACATTATAAGTCTTCCAGTTACTGGGTCAAGATTTGCATCTTTCCATAAATGTTTAGGAGGTTGACCTTCTTTTCGTACAGGCATTACTATTTGTGCTCCAGGTCTTGGATCATATATCTTAAGTCTTCCAGCTTGTGGGTTTGATTTAACATAATACACACCTGAAAATAATGAGTTTGGATGTATGTGTGGTTGATTAGATCCTTCTTTTGGATTTATGTTAGCCCACATATTACCAAGGATAGGTTCTCTATCTAACCATTCTTCTTTAAATACATCTTTAGACATGATCATTAGTTCGTTGATCAAGGGTTGATACTCAGGTTTAGTTGCCATGTCTGTTGTTGAGTGCCAGCCTTTAACATTAGTTTTGGCTACACCTGGATCTTGATTAGACCAGTTAATAATATCTTGTGTTAGTTTATTATTGTCTAACTGTACATCCTTACCGTAAACATTTGTCGGAAAAAATTCTTCTCTAATCATCTAAAAGGTTTACCTCCAAACCAAACAACTAAAGATTGTCTCATACCTTCTGTTACTGGATTAACTCTATGATTTAAAAAAGATGCAAATATAATTGCGTGTCCTTGTTTTAAACTTGCAACTTTTCCCGGAGCCATTAATTCTAAATCACCACCTTTAAATTCTGCGGGATCATTTAATAAAAGGGTCATTGATATTTTTCTAACTGGTGGTTCATTACCCATGTTTACATCACAATCCATATGCCAATCATAAAACCCTCCTTCAGGGTATTCTGTAAATTGAGCTTGTTCTGTGACTTGTATATCTCCAAAACCAAAATGATTTTCATTAGCTGTTTGTATAAAATTATTAAGATCACAATACATGTGTTCCATTTCTTTAAATGGAATCCAACTAATCGTTGTAACTCTTTTTTTAGTGTCTGTGCCACCACCAGGTTTATTCGTTCCTACTTGAGCTGTTTGTGGTTTTTGTGCTCTACCTGATGCAATAATTTGTCTGCATTGATCTGGTGTAAATAGTGGTGTAGTTGTTTGTACTATCCAACTCTTCCATTTAGGTTCTGTTATTATTTTATTTTCGTACATTAACTCCTCCCTCTATTTTGTATTGGGTTATAGTCTACATCCATGTTTGCAGACAATGTTCTTCTATATCCGGGTCCATTAAAAGGGTAGACACAATGTCTAACATCATATGGAAATATATAAAAATCTCTTTCTTTAATATCAGGAGAATAATCACACGTTGCAAATTGACCTGATACCGATCCCATTATTTGTAACTTACCATTCATTGGATTATGTTCTGAAGAATACTCTATTCCAAAAGATTCCGGTAGTTTTAAAATCATTACACTTGATAGACCTGTATACAAAGAACCTTGGTGCACATGTACTGGATTATATTCATGTTCAAACATTTGATTAACCCAAATAGAGTTTAAAGATTTTTTATAATCTGTAATTTTATTCCAGTCTAGATAGTGACCCATAGCTTTATCAATCCATTGTAATACATTATCTGTTAACATATTGTGATGATGCATTTTTGAAGTGTCAGCACCTTGATAAAATAAACTATGTTCTTTTTCAATCTTACCTACCAACTGTTTATTAGCTGGAGGTAGTGTTGGATACTTTGTTTCATAAATAGTGTTGATAGTATTAAATACATCAAGTGGTACTTGATACTTTAATACAGTTTGTCCTAAGGGACAGATGTTAAAATTTAATGTGTCCATATTTTTGTTTTATTCTTTCTGGAATTTTTTCAATGTAAGGATTATATACTTTTCTAACAGGTCCATCAAATA